ATAGATCCGCTGATGATTGTTGCGTTAAATGTAGCTTGTCCTATAACATAGTTAATGGACATGGTGTTGGCATTATAACCAACATCAGTTGATCTTACATATCCAGTACCTGAAAAGGTAATAGTCATTGATTGTACAGTACCACTGCCATCGGTAGTTACATATCCAGTTGCTGGCAGACCGCCTGCTGATGTAGGGTTACTGATAGTAACAGGGATATTGGTATTTGGAAGGAAGGTATTTAAAGTTCCGCTTAGTGAAACACTTTCTATTCCTCCTGCCTTGTTAGGATCTAGATTAAGTACTGCGGTACCATTGTTAACACCAGCTGATGGGTTCCAATTAGAAATATAATCAATCTGATACTGGATACCACTGTAAACAAAGAAACAAGGAGTTAATGGTTTACGTAATGAAAGTGCATAGCCTTGTACAGGAATAGAAACATAATCTCCATTGGCATTGGTACCAGCAGTAGACGATGTTGGATTTAACTGCATGTTACCAGTAAATCCGTCAACAAAGAATCCACCTGCAAAACGATGACGTCCTATGCTTTCTGAGAATGACGATGCTGTTTGTGTATATGGCGACTTGGCTTTAATCTGTCCATAAGGGTCAAGTACCTTCATGAATCCGCCATGTCCCTGACCTGCTAAGTAACGAATCATAGTAGCGTCATTCATTAAGAACACATCTAACTGATTATTAAACTTACCTGGATTGTATGCAGGGTTTGTACCCGCTAATATAGTATTGATAGTTGAACACAGGGCTATGACTGTAGAACTAGATCCTGTTTCAAGAGGTAGCGTAGAAAATACTTGCGTTACTGTTGATTGATATCTAGCAACAGTTCCGGTTGAATTAGTCATTACCTGAGAAGCTAATTGACCTATATATGTAATTGCAGATTCTAAATACTGAAGTTCATTTTGAGGTACACCGGTATCATTACCTGTAAAGTAAAATTCTGGCAGGTTAATAGTTCTGCTTACTCCACCTACATGTAAATCATAGGCTAGGCCTTCAACAAAATAAGTAACATCACGTTTCCATTTTGCTTGATCATAAACATATTGTGTCTCTCCACCGTTGGCATTTAGATATCGAATAGTTTCTTCTTGAATGAATTGTTTATTAGCTAATAAGATGTCACTTGCATTATTATAGCCACCGGGGTTGCTCAAACCACCACCTGGTTCCCATCCTAACAAGTTCATAGGTTTGGTTGGATCTTTTAGATAGTGGTATCCAAAGTTGATAGGCGCATATATTTGCCAAGATCCGGTGCTAATAGTCGTTGATGAATTTAGTGCTTGTACCCCGCTAGCATTTTCTGCTACATTAACGGTAAACACAGAACCATTAGCTGATGTAATAGTACCCTGTCCACCAGCTCCGACGAACACTTTATTAACCCAACTTGTTTGGGCAGTACCGGTGTTTAATGTAAAGTTAACAACACCTGTGTTTGCATTATTAGTAACACCATCTGGAGTTACTGCGGCCGCAGATGCATAGTTAGTCAACGTGTTAAGTTCGACAATGATCATTCCGTCAACTTGCGTATCACGTCTAAAATACAAATTAGCATAGGGGCTAGTTGTACGCAATGGACGTTGTGTATCAGGCCAGCGACCTGGACGTACCATACTACGGCGGAATTCATCGCCTACTATTGATATGTTATCTGATAATCTGATAGGCAAATCTTCATCATATTCGCCTGATTCAATACGAATCGAAACTTCGGTCTTGTTATATGCTTGACCGTATTTTAATTGTTCCCCTACTGCAAATCCACCATAGTTATTAGATGGATTAGTAAAGTCACCTGCATAAACGTGCCAATTTCCGCTAGGAATAGCTACGTTAGATTGTCCGAATGGTACTGTTACTTCAACTATAATATTGTCAAAAACATTGCCGTTAGCATCGTAATAAATGTCGCTACCGATAATAGTACCCTGACCACCGCCTACTGAATTGTCAAGAACAAAAGTATAATCTACCCAGAAGTCCGGAACAGACACTAGATTTTGATTCAATAGATTAACAGTTACAGTTCCTGTAGTGCCCAATGCCTTAACCGAAGTATTGAATCCCGATGCATAGTCAACTGGAACAACTTCATAGTATTCTGTACCGCCACCTTGATCGACCACGTTTACGATTTCTGCTGTCGCACCTGTGTCCCAACCTTTTAAATATATACCTGGATAGATACTAGAATTGATAAATGGATCAGTACCAGCCGAGCCGTCATAGTTGACTACAAGTTTAACACCATTAGGAACACTACTAGATGTTATCTGAATGATGTTTACAGGATTTGTAAAGTTATCTGTAGTGATAGTTTTAACATAAGGTCCTAAAACTATTTGACTAGTGTTTTGGAATGCTTCGGCGGCTTGTGCGGCCTTGTTAACAGATCTAAATGCCCATGCCCATGCACGGCCGCGTTTGTAAATTGGAATATCTGTTCTATTGTCATTACCGTTTAACGCTACGAAGAAGTTGCTTTGACTTGGGAATCCTGTAGAATCTACATAATTCTTTGTGGCCGCAGTTAGCGGACTATCTGTTTCGTTAGGATCTCGGAACAGTTGTAGTGCGCCTGTCATCTGACCAAATCCAGGATTTACTTGTCCTGTGTTCGAATCTATAGTACTGATACCCTGTAAACTTATCTTGGTATCGACATAATCTTTGCGTGTTAGATGTGTTTCTTTCCATGCCTGATAAGCCAGGTNGATGGTAGCAGTTGTTCCGCTAGAATTGAAAACACTGATAACCTTTCCAACGTTAGTGGATGTTTGAACAACAGATGGTTGTAATACAATATTATGTCTTAGAGTACTACCTTCTACTATTGTAGAAGTTGATTGATTTGGGGGGATGCCTGTATCATACGAATATAGTGCATCTCTGTTTAAGAAGTTCTGTTCGACCCACTCTTTGGTAACTAAATCTGTATCTCGCTGTGGATCTGCGAAATTTATAGCACGAGCTGTACCGTTACCATTTAGGTTAGCACCTGATTGAATTTCTGGAGCAGGGTCGCTTATTAGGGAAGTTATAGTACTGGCAATGGTAAGTGTAGCAGGGCTGGTTGAATAGTTTAGGGTAAGTTGTATACCATCTGCACCTACTAGGGATACCTGTGTGATTGTTAATCCACTTGGGTCAGTGACCAATACTGATTGGGCTTGTAACTTTGATGGTGCGTCTTGTAAGCTGGTAAACAATAGTCCATTGCCGATACCTGCGACTGCGTATAACGTGTCAAAATTTGTGTTTACTTTGGTAAATGCGTCACGTATACTGTCTCCAGTACCGTCATTTGATTGGCTACCTACGTTAATAACCTGCTTGATAATATTGGTCATCTAAATCTTCCTCTAAGGCGTGTTTCCAATATTTACCAATTATTTTTATAATCCTAATGTAAATACAGTTATGTTCATAGAAACAATTAAGGTTTTAACAGCCTATATACGAGAAAGCAAATTAGGCAACTCTCATACGTATAAGAGGTTAAAAACTATTGCTGTTTTCAGATGTGATAACTGCAATGAAATATTCGAAAGACCTGCGGCTAAGATGGAGCCCAAGAGGTTAAGCAATGCCTACTTCCATTGTTGTGAAAAATGCGATCCAAAAAAATTTGCTCAAAAGAAAGGTGTTGATAAGAAAGTAATATGGAATAAGCCCGCTAGTCTGGGCGATGACATCAGCAAATTGTAAAACCAGAATTTCCATCTGTAATCTTATTGATAGTAAATAAAAGCTGTATATAAAGGAGATTCCCAAATGGAAATCATTATCGGTATTATTTTTGTGATTATTGTTGCGTTAGTATTCTTTAGCAGAAAACCAAAAGTTGCTGAAGTCGCTGAGCCAGTACCATACAAAGTTGAAACTGTAGAACCTACTCCAACACCAGTTGTTGAAGAAGCTTCTCAAGCGATGGTAGAGTCTATCGCTCCTGCTAAAAAGCCACGTGCCCCACGTAAGCCAAAAGCAGAAGCCGCAAAAAAAGCGCCATCTAAAACAGCGCCTGCTAAGAAGACTACTACTCGTAAACCAAAAGCTAAGTAAGTCTTGCGTTGATTATTGACCAGTCAATAATCTTCCATTGATTCTTTAGGTAGGCTTTTTTGTCTGCCTGATAATCAAGGGCCCATGAGTGTTCCCACCAGTCAATAAGGATTACAATGTCCTTCTTGATTTGGTGGTTTTTTATGGTCTTAATTTCTCCGTCTTTAGCTAGATAAACCCATCCGCTACCTTGGATAGCCATTGCGGCTTTTTCAAATGCTTCTTGGAACTTATCCCAGGATTTGTAATTCTCTTCGATTAACGAAAGCACAGCACCGTCTGGTTTGTTAGAACCGGTTGCAGATTGGAATTGTGGAAAGTAGATAGAATGAAGGTATGCACCTGCTTCATTGAAATCAGCATCACCTTCACCATTGTTGTAACGATCGCAGTAGGCTTTGTATAGCTTACCATAGTGATAATCCATGGTATCTTCACTAATGCTGGGATTTAGGTCTTTTAAATCGTAGGATAACTTAACACGCTCTAGTGTTTTGCCTACTCTGCCTTCGGTAATTTGTCTTATGAAACTGTACATGTATGATATTTATATAATGCGTGACTGGCTAAGTTTTTGCCTTTTGATTCGCACATAATATCAAATTGATCAAGGAATGTCAATGCCCAATCGTTGACAGCTCGATTCCAATAGAAGTTACTATGGGCACGTAATTTTTGCTTTTTGTAACCTTCTAAAAGTAGTTGGGCATAAATAGGTGCGGTAAACTGGTCATGCCCCACAAGGATATCTTCACGAGATACTGAATAATGACAAGTAGGGCGCACCCCGCGCCAGCTATCCACAACACGCTTAACGCGATCATCACTCGGAGAGATATATTCCCCTTCGCGAATCCAATGATGGTGTATATCGAGCACAATAGGAACGATATCGCTAATAGTAAGGCAGTCATCTAACCCCCATGAGTTTTCTTCATTTTCGATAGTAATACAGTTACGAGCCTCTGGGCTCAATTTTGTTAAGGCACGTCTAATACCTTCCGGACCTTGCCTTCCGCTGATGTGAACATTGATCTTGAAGTCTTGGAACTTTTGTCCGTATCCCATCCAGCGGGCGAGGTCTGTGTGGTATTCGAACTCTTGAATTGAACGTTCGACAATGCCTGGATTATCACTTGCCAAGACAGTAAACTGCCCTGGATGCATAGATAACCGAACATTGCGATCCCTAGCAAGATCGCCCACTCTCTTAAGGTGGGTTTCGCAGTATGAAATAACACTAGGTTGACGCCAATAGTAAGCAAAGTCAGCGTGAGTATAAACAGGCAGAATGTCACTACTAATCCGAACCATCCTAAGGCTAGGCTCAAGTTCACTGACACGTTCTACTAACCTGTAAACTGCTTCGATATTGCCTACCATTAGGTCCCATAATCTTTGTTCCGCTACGTCCTTTGATTGATTATTTAACCAACGAACTGTAGTTGTACCAGTGTTATATTTTCGTGCAGTATCGGTTTGTTTGATGCCGTTTATTTGGCTGGGTCCGTCAATCCACTTGCAGGCGAATCCGATTCTTTTGAGCATGTGTCATCTTTCTTTTTGATAGTCCAAGT